TGGAACTACAGAAGCAAGTTCAAGAGGAAGTGACCCAACTACAACACAAATGAGTGCAACAGACGATAACTTTACTTCTAAATGGGGTGTTATCCAATCAACTGGTTGTATGTATACTTGGGGTAATGATTTTGGTGGACCAAATGGTTCTACGGCTTGGACTGCTAATACTGAAGGTCGTGGTTCAACTTATAATCTATCTAACGTCGTGATACTCGGTGGTAATTGGATTAATGCTTCTGACTCTGGGTCACGTAGTTCTAAGTGGAATAATGCGCCGACTAATTCTAGTAGCAGTATTGGGTCTCGTGGCGTCTGCAATCATAAGGTAGGAGAATAATATGAAATATATAATTAACACTAGACAAGACTTAAATAATATTCAAGGCACACCTGAATATAATGAATTTATTATTTTACTAAAAGGTACTATGAGTAGAAAGCAAAACATTCAAACCTATCCTGATAATTATAATGAACCTGATTATGATGGTGCAACACTAGAACCTATTTGGACTGATATAGAAGATTTATCTACTATTGAAAGATTTGGATTTACTAAAGAAGATTTTGAATAATTGCAAAAATAAGGAGTTGATATGCCATTAGTTCTAACGGGTGCTACAAGTGGAAGCACTACCTTACAATCTACAGATGCTGTTACTAATACATTAACTTTACCTGCAAGTACAGGGACACTACATGATGAGAATAGCACATTACTTTCGTCTAAATTAAGTGGAGCTTTACCAGCAATAGATGGTAGTGCTTTAACAGGGATTAGTGGTGGTAAGGTGTTGCAGATAGTTAAGTTCCAGACTGGTGCTGTGGCTACTGGTACGACTGTTACACCGAATGACGATACTATCCCTCAAATAACGGAGGGGAATGAGTATATGAGTTTGGCAATTACCCCAACAGACGCAACAAGCATACTCTTAATATCTGTGGTGGTTATGTACACAACTAGTGCACCGCAACATACTGCGATTGCTCTTTTCAAGGACGCAGGAGCTAATGCTATCGCATCGATGCTTCAATCACCCTCTGCGGGAGCTCTATCTCAACACGCTGGGATTGTACATAATCAAACCGCTGGAGACACAGCAGTGCAGACTTTTACGGTTCGCATAGGGTGTGTAGACGCAGGCACAACAACCTTTAATGGTCGTGGTGGCACACGATTCCATGGTGGAGTATTAGCATCATCCATAACAATTACGGAGTACACAGCATGAGTAACATAGGAGCAGTAATAGGTTGGAAATTCAACAACCAAGCTGGTATGTCAACAAGTGATGGAGTTATAACAGACTTCCCTAATGGTATACCTACACAAGCTGACCAAGACATATGGACTGCTGAATATAATACCTTTGTAACTTCACAAGCCTACGTTGCTAAAAGAGTATCTGAATACCCTCCAATGACAGATTACCTAGATGGTATTGTGAAAGGCGACCAAGTTCAAATAGATAAATACATAGCTGACTGCCAAGCAGTAAAAGCAAAGTATCCAAAGGGGGTAGTATAAATGTCAGTTAATATAAATGGAACAACTGGAGTAAGCCTAGTACAAGATGGAGTTATTGTTACTGCTGATATGGCAGATGATGCTGTTACCACAGCTAAAATATTAGATGCTAATGTAACTGATGCAAAAATTGCCACTATGTCTTCTAGCAAACTTACAGGTGCTGTTCCCGTTTCTATTGGTGGTACAGGAATAACTACAGGTCTTACTACAGCAAGTAATGTACAATTTAATTCTATTGGCGTAGGGGTGGCAGCCTCTGCGACTGCTGGAGAGATTAGAAGCTGCAATTACAGCAAGTGTGGATGTTGTAGCACTTATAGAGGTGATGGGAACCCAGTCATGGACCGCCTAACTAAAACACTGTTAGCAGTATCTCTAATCTTTGCCTTTAGTTACACACAGGTATCAGCAGAAACAGACCTTCCTGATATTATGGTCATGACAACGGATGTAGGCACAGTAACACTAACAGAGAAGCCTTGCTCATTCCCAGTACTACTTAACATGCCCTATGAAGTGATTGCTACAGAGAATGGTAATACGCATACAGGTTGCTGGAATACTAAATTAGGGGATACTCATATATATGTAGCCTTTCCTGATGATGTTCAGAACCAAGTGATTCCTATGCCAAAGAAATGGTTTATTGGTGTAGATGTGGAATCTTTATAATGACAATCAAAGAGGGAGTGACTATGTGTAAATGTAAAGAATGTAAATGCAAAGAGTGTCAATGTAAGGGATGCTAAACATGACTCCAGAGGAACATAAGAAAGCTATTAAAGAAGGCTTAAGTGAATGGCTTAATGAAAAGTTTGCTGAGTTTGGTAAACTATCAGTTAGGGGAATACTTGCTATGGCTTTAGTTGCTTTAGTTTATCTGTGGTCTGTATCACATGGATGGAAAATATGAGTTACCTAGCTAGACTATTAGGAAAACCAGTTGTCTGGTCTTTAGCATTACTAGTAGCATTACCTATTACTCCTATTATTGCTTGTCTATTATATGGATGGTCTTACTAAATGCTAAACATACTATTACCACTAATCTCCACTGTGATTGATAGAGTTATCCCAGACAAGAATGGTGCAAGTAAAGCAAAACAAGCTATAGAGGCAGAGCTTATTGCTAATGCAACACAACTCAACCTAGCACAGGCAGATACTAATAAAATAGAAGCAGCTCATAGAACCGTATGGGTAGCAGGATGGCGACCATTCATAGGATGGGTATGTGGAGTAGCAATGGCTTGGCACTTTGTTGGTGTCCCTCTTATTATGTTCTTAGCTGCTTGGTCAGGAACAGTAATACCAGAGTTACCTGTCTTTGATATGAGTAGTTTAATGACGGTACTAATGGGTTTATTAGGATTAGGTTCTATGAGAACATTCGAGAAGATGAAAGGATTAACTAAATAATGCCATACATGACTAAGGGTAAGAGAGATTACGATAAAGAACTCGCTTGGGAAAAGAAGAATAAGAAGAAGAGAGTTAAGCAACGAGCATCACGTAATGCAGCAAGAACTAAACTAGGTCTTAAGACAGGTGATCCAAGACATGCTTCACATAAGAATGATAATGCAATGGACAACAGAATGAGTAACTTAAAGAAACAATCTGCTAGTGCTAACTTAAAGAAAGAATCAGATAAGAAAAAAAGGAAAACTACATGAAATTACCACATATGATGTATAGTAAAGCAGGAAAAGGAGTAATGGTAACTACTAAGAAAAGACATCTTGAGTTAAAAGCAAAAGGGTATAGTCATACTAAAAGTAAAAGCAAAGCTAAAGTTAAAAAGGTAGCTAAAAAAAGTATGAGCCTGGGTTATTAATGAGTATAGATTATAGAGGTGAAACATTTGCAGGTTATAATAAACCTAAAAGATCTACTAAAGGTAAAAAGTCTCATGTAGTTCTTATTAAAGATGGTGGCAAAGATAGAATGATTAGATTTGGAGAGGCAGGAGCTTCTACTGCAGGTGCTCCTAAATCAGGAGAATCAGATAAAATGAAAGCTAAACGTAAATCATTTAAAGCAAGACACCGTAAAAATATAGCAAAAGGAAAGACAAGTGCTGCTTATTGGGCAGATAAAGTTAAATGGTAACTAAGGATAAACAATGACATATCTTGAAATAGTAAACAAAGTATTAGTTAGACTCAGAGAAGAGCAGGTATCTTCTCTAGCTGAGAATGAGTACTCATCCTTAATTTCTGATCTTGTTAATGTAACTAAGAATGAAATAGAAAACTCATGGAACTGGAAAGTTCTAAGATATACTTATACTGTAACTACTGTAGATGGTCTGTTTAACTGGGCACTTACTGGTTCTGGCACACGCTTTAGAGTTCTTGATGCTTATAATGCTTCAACAAAGTCATGGATGTTTCTAAGACCTACTGAATGGATGGATGAAGCCTTTGGTTTCTCTGAAGTAACAACAAAAGGTGCACCACAGTACTATGCTTTTAACGGAGTAGACTCTGCTGGTGACTCTCAAGTTGATCTTTACCCTATACCTGATAAGGAATATACCATTAGGATTAATGTGGTATTACCTCAAGAGGACTTACTATTACCTGATGAATCATCATTAGTTCCTGCTCAGTTAATTATAGAAGGAACAATCGCTAGGGCTATTAGTGAAAGAGGGGAAGACGGGGGAATGCAGGACCAAGAGATGAGGTATCAAAGACTTCTTTCTGATTACATTGCTATTGAAGCAGGTCAGAAACCTTATGAAACTATCTGGCAGGCTGTATAGTGGCAGGACAATTACAGCCGATTAGCTTACTCTCTCCAGGATTCCTTGGTTTAAATACTCAGGATGCTAAGGTAGGATTAGATAGTGGCTATGCTAGTAAAGCTAACAACTGTATTATTGATCAATATGGTAGACTAGGTAGTAGACAAGGCTATAATCTACTTACTACAGTACCAGGAGATTTAACTTCTACTAAGAATATAGAATCTCTTTATGAGTTTAGAACTACTGCAGGTGGTATTGTTGAATTTTCAGCAGGTAACTTAAAGTTATATACAGGGACTACAACATTAACAACATCTCTTTTCTATATAGCTGACCAGGAGACACCAGTAACATTAACCTTTACAGCTAATAGATGGCAGTTTGTATCAGCATCAGAAGGACTAGGTGGACTAGGAGTCATTAATGGTTTTGCAGTGCAGAAGTCTCATAGAGCAATGGTTTATAGAAAGGCTACCTCAGGAACATTAGCTAGTACATATATATGGCAACGTATTGGAACTGACGGGTATGGAACTATACCTGCAGGAGTAACTACCTTTGATCCTGATACTATGTTATCATCTTATGGTAGAACATGGGTAGCAGGATTATCAGAAAATAAACATACTATCTTCTGGTCTGACTTACTGGACCCTGCTAACTTTACTACAGGCGATACAGGAGTCTTAGATATAAGTAGTGTTGTAGGTAACAGTGACGAGATAGTAGGATTAGCACAGCACAATGGATTCTTAATCATCTTCTGTAAAGAGAATATAGTAATTTATTCAGGAGCTGATACTCCTTCAACCATGGTATTAGCTGATACGATAGGTGGTGTAGGATGTGTGTCTAGGGACTCCATACAAGCTACTGGTACGGATTTAATCTATTTATCTAAGTCTGGTATCAGATCGCTTAAAAGAACAGTACAAGAGAAGTCTATGCCTTTGAGAGAGCTATCTTTAAACATTAGAGAAACTCTTGTTGACTACATGACAGCTGAACCTAACTTTGATAACATTAAGTCAGTCTACTATGAGAAGGAAGCATTCTATTTATTAACCTTCCCTGCATCTAAGATTATGGTCTACGTAGATTTAAGGACAGAATTACCTAATGGTGCTGCTAGAATAACTACTTGGTCTTTAGATAATGGAGATATGTTTACTGGCTTTGCAACAACTGGAACAAGGAAGTTATACATAGGAGTACCTGGAGGTATAGGAGAGTATACTGGCTATAGAGATAACCAAGCTACATATCTACTTACTTATAAGTCTCCCTTCTCTGATGTAGGTGGTGGAGTATCTAAGAAGTTCTTAAAGAAGGCTAAGTTATTAGTTATTGGTTCTGGTACACAAGACTTTACCTTTGAGTATGGGTATGATTATACCCTTAACCCTAGAACAGTAGTATTATCACGAGACTTAGGTACAGGTATATATGCTAAGTTTGCTTCTGCTACATCATTATATGCAGTAAGTAGTTACTCCTCAGTAGGACTTGGTGTACAAGAAGTTAGGGTTCCTTTAGGAGGACATGGCGAAACCTTTGCATTTGGAGTAAAAGCCACGATTGACAATGAGAGTGTAAGTATTCAAAAGATAGATTTATTTTTAAAAATAGGGAAGAATTCATAATGACTGATTATACAAAGACAACAAACTTTTTAGCAAAGGATTCTTTACCAGATGCTGATACAGCTAAGATTATTAGAGGATCAGAGTTTGATACCGAGTTTAATAGCTTAGTAACAGCTGTTGCAAGTAAGGCTAATACTTTATCACCAGTACTAACTGGTGTTCCTGCAGGACCTACAGCAACTGCTTTAACGAATACGACACAATTAGCAACAACATCTTTTGTAACAACAGCAGTGGCTGCTTCGTTTCCTGTAGGTGGTATTATCATATGGTCAGGTGCAGAGGCAGCTATCCCTTCAGGATGGATACTTTGTAATGGTTCAGGTGGATCACCAGATTTAAGAGATAGATTTGTTATAGGTTCAGGTACTACTTACGCAGTTAATGCAACAGGTGGTAGTAAAGATGCAGTAGTTGTATCTCATACACATACTGCTTCTACAGCTATAGGGGGTAGTCACTCCCATACGGCACGCTCAAGTTCTGGTAAAACTAATGTAGACTGGGGAGATGGAGGAGGACAGGGTAGACCTTCTGGATCTGGAGCAACTTATGAGCCTATTGTTATAGGAACCCATGCTGGGCATACACATGGGGTTACTGTTAATGCAGACGGCGTCTCAGCAACTAATGCTAACTTACCTCCATACTTTGCACTATGTTACATTTATAAAACTTAGGATATGACACCAGAAGATTTAGCAAGATTTAAAGAGAAAGCTAATAGCGACTTTGATGATACTAACTTAATAGATAATGAACATGGTTTCATGAGTTGGAAGGTAGACGGAGAACACTTTGTTTGTATTAACGTCTATGGTGATGGTGTATACTGGGATAAGTATATGAATGAATTAGCAAAGCAGTTAGGATGTAAGAAGATATTAGGTGGTACAACCAGAAAGAGTTATAAGGCATATGTTAGGAAGTATAATTTTAAACTAGTAGGATACATTTTCGAAAAAGAGGTGATTTAAAGATGGGTAAATTAATAGGAAGTTTAACAGGAACAACAAGTGCAGCAAAGAAAGCGGATGCACGTTACCGTGAAGCTGCTGACAAAGCAGTGTTTGATCCCTGGTCTGTTAGTGGATCTTACTTTGGTGATGCCTCTTTTGATAAGGTAAACAAAACAGGTAGTTATAACTTATCTCCAGAGCTGATGAAGCTACGTGATATGTTTATGGGAGAGTCCTTTAATCTTGGTGAGGGAGCTGGAGCAGCACGAGCAGATGCTGATGCTATGAAGAGCTATGGTAGAGGTCTATTTGATGATGCTTCTGGTAGAGATATAGCAGGAACAGCAGGTAATTATTACAATGATATACAAAGTATCATGGAACCTCAGAGAGCAAAAGATCAACAAAGTCTAGCTAATAACTTATATAGCTCAGGTAGATCAGGATTAGGTATCTCTGATAGTGCTGGTGGTTATCTTAATCCAGAAAGAACTGAATATCTAACTGGTGTTAATAGACAAAACCAACAGTTAGCTTATGATTCTTTAGATAGAGCTAGAGGTGAACAACGTGGTGATATTAACTTTGGACTAGGACTATATGGAATGTCTGATCAAATCAGAAGTAATCCATTTACTCAAGCTAATAACATGTTTGGTCTAGGTGCAGGTATAGAGAACATGGGTATGCAACCATTTAATCAAGGTATTGCATTAGGTAGTGCTGCTACTCCAGGACAACAGATGCAACAACAAGGTTATAATGCTGGTACAGCAGGTAGATTTGGTGCTGATCAAGCTAATAGTGCTATGTTTACAAACTTATTAGCATCTGGTGCTGGAGCTTATACAGGAGGGTTTAGTAATCCTTTTGCTAGTGCTGGAGGCTACGGTATGCCAGGTACAGGAACACCTGCCTATGGTTCAACAGACTTTTGGAGAGGGAGTAGATAATGGCTATGACACTAGATAAACTATTTAACTTTGATGAGCAGACGCTAGCTCGTCAGGTTATGAATGAGAAAAGGTATGCTCAACAAGCTGCTAGTGATGCCTCAGGATGGGGTGGGACAGTAGCAGGGTTTAGTAGACTAACAGATAACGTAATAGGACCTGGTGGTATGCTAGGTGCTAAAGATCCTATTCTTGAAGAGAAGGCTTTAGTAGAGACTGCTTTTGCTAATGCTCAGAATAACTTAACTCCAGAAGAGTTAGCTGATCCGACTATACTATATACTAAGATGTTAGGAGAACTACAGAATGTAGGTGCTTCATCCAAGTATACTATGGGCTTATCCAAAATGATAGAAGAGCAAAAGAATGAGTTATTAACTGCAGAAGGTAATGCTGCTTATAAACAGTTGACAGTACAGAATGCAAAGGCACAGGCAACACAAACCCAAGATTTAAAAGAGAGAACCTTGTCAGCTAAGAAAGAGGCAGAATTTAATAAGTACTTTAACAAGGTAGGTCTAAGTGGTGATAGAGAGTTGACTCAGTATATTGAATCAGACTTCCCTGGTATTGGTGGTGATGCTAAAACTAGGTTATTTAATCAATTAAAAACAGAGGCTTCTGAAGAATATCGTAATGGTAATATGACAGCTCAAGAAGCTATTGCTAAAGTATCTAGTACTGCAAAAGAAAGGTTTGACTTTAAAGATGCTCCTTGGTATACATTAGGTACAACTAGTGATACAATAACACCTAAAGTTCCTGAAAGCCCTACTAGTTCTAGTATGTCTAAAGATAAGTTAGATGAGTTGTTAAATCTATATAAATAAGGATTAATAAATGGCAGTTAGTATTGAACAACTAACCAATATGTTAGGTAAAGCTCATACTGCTGGTAATGTAGAACATGCTACCTTACTTGCTAATGAGATACGAAACTTCACTCCTCCTGGAATTACTCAAGAACAGAAGGATGAAGCTGGCGTTGAGAACCTAGACTATGTTGGATTACCTGCACGTATATTAGCACAGCCTCTCTATGAGGGTGGTGTTGTTGCTAATGTAATAGCTAATACTCCTGAGTTTATAGGTAGAGCAGAGACACAACTTTTCCATACTACTCAATATTACCTAGAAGGTAATAATAAAGATGGTCTTGAAATGCAGTACTCTAAACAAGCTGCAGGTGGTCTAGCAGATAAGATTAGAAAGTTACAAGGAGAAGGTAAAGAGATTCCTGAAAGGCTAGTAAGTGATTTTAAACACTATGATGCTATTGCAAGAGAAGGAATATCTATAGCCCAAGCATCTGAAAGATCTAAGATAACAACTGATGAGATAGTAGAAGAGTACTTAACAAAGGGAGCTATAGCTGACAACGTTGTTAATCTAGCTCTTGATACATTCTTACCAGAAGACTCCGAAACAAAAGAAAAGGCTCTCGCCTCAATAGAATCTTTTAAACAATCCATAGCAGAAAATGATATTATTCCTTCAGAGAATACTTTAATGAGTGAATCAGGACTAGGAAATGCCTTAAAAGCCTTTGGTAAGGTTATCGAACTTGGTTCAGAAGGACTACAATTAGTAGGTGTACCTAAGGATGATGCAGATCAGATAGCTGCACTAGTCTCTCTTAAAGCTGCTCCTGCATTTACTAAGGTTGTAGCAGTTGCTAAGAGTAGAGTAGGATATACTGATGCTGTAAACAAAGTATATGGTGATATACTAAGAGTTCCATTACTTAAGTCAGATAAGAAGAAAGCAGAACAGGCAGTAGGGAAACTACAAACAGACCTTAATGCTTTTAAAGAAAGAAACAAGGATGAGGCTAGGTTTAAGATGTTCCCTGATGCTTATAACCAAAGAGTAGGTGAAGCAAGTAAAGTTATTAAAGAAGCTACTGAAACATTTAATATGCAACAGTATAACTTCATGGGTGGACAGAAAGCAGGTAGTGCTCTTATGCCTGACTTTGCAGAAGCTACATTACTGGATTTATATGAATATCAAAAGGAATCAGCTACAGGTATTGTCTCTAAAAAGGGTTCCATAAGGAAGCCATTACTTAGCTTAGAGAATACTAAAGAAGGTTTAGAAGGATTTAGAGAGATCACTGCTAAGGTAGCAGGTGGAGATAAGAAGGTTGACATGACTACTGGTGGTAATATCTTCATGAGAATGCAGAATCTCTTTGGTAAAGTTAATGGGTTTACTAAGTCAAGACAGATGGTACAGAAGACAATAGATCAGTATAATCAAGTAGTTGACGTACTAGAAGGAACTGCTCCGAAGAATACTAAACTTACTAAAGAACAGACATTGTTAAAACAGTTCTTTGAAGAGATGCAAAAAGAAGATTTATACTTAACTAAGAAACTACAGAAAGAGGGTTTAATAGATCCTTTAATAAAGACAGAAACTAACTTCTTTCCTAGGAAGTTTGTACAAGGTAAAAGAACTTGGCAAGAGAACATCTTTGGTGATAGATTTAGAATTAACTTAGGTGATAGAGCACCAAGAGAACTTTCTCCTGTTGCTGATAGAGTACATTTCAAACTAGAGGGTAAGAATAAGAAGAGTCCTATCTTTATTACTTTATCTGAATCGAAACAAATTAACCCTAGGACAGGTCTTCCAGGTACTCCTATAGTTACTGTAAACTTTAGAACAGCTAGTGGTAAGAAAGGGTCAGTACTACCTAATAAGGATGGTACTATCTATGAGAAGATGGCTCATGAACTAACTGAAAGAGCTGCTAAACTAAATGATGGTAAAGGGTTACAAAGAACTGGAGAGATACTAGAAGGATTATCTCCTGAGTTATCAACAATCACTAAGACATTCGGTAAATTAGAAATGAAGAATGTTAAACGAAAAGAGTTTGAACAAGTCTATACTAGAGAGTTAGTAACTGATCCATTAGTATCTCTAATTGAGTCTGTTAATATAAAGAGACAACTACTTAGGGAAAACATATATGCTAGAGACCTAGCTAAGAGTGCCTTTGGTGAAAGAAATGTACAGATAGGAGATAAATTAGCAAAGGCTAATGATAAAGCATATGATCCTAGATACCCCGATAGGAACGTTGCTAAGTCCTCTAGTGAGTTTGATAGAAATCTAGGTAAGGATGTATCACCTAATCAATTAAGAGGCAGAGTAAACAATCCTGCATTGCCTGGACTAGATGGTAAGAGACTATCTAAACGAGCAGCAGATATTATAGAAGATAACTTTAAAGAATATAAGAAAGGAGTATTATCTAAGATATCAGATGCTTTAGTTAAGAACATGATGCTAAACCCTATACCTCATATGCACAATGAGTTAATTCATTACTACTCTACTAAGGGATTCCTTGGAGCTATGGGTAAGGATGGAGTTAAGAACTTTGCAGCAGACCAGAGGTGGGCGATGGAACAAGTCTTTAATAGAACTCCTGAGTATTTAGATATGTTAAGATCAGGTAGATCACAGATGAGCCTTAATGTTATTAATTCTAGGAATATAGATGCTGTACTACAACAGTCTACTAGAACATTGATGGGTGATAAGGCTACTAAGAAGTGGTATGATGGAGTTAGTAAAGGGTTATATAGTGCTTCTAAAGGGTACTCACATATCTCAGACTTTGCTCAGTACTCTATGTGGACTACTCGTGATATTGCTTATATGGCTCTTGTCAAGCAAAAGATGAGACAACAAGGGATTAATATATCAGAGGCATCTAAACAAGTAGAACTACACATGCCTACTTATAGACTACCAGAGACAGTAGGTCCAGAACAGATACTAGGTTATAAAGTAACAAGAGCAGTCTCTAAGTTCTTACAGAATCCAGAATTAGTTATCTTTGCTAGGTATAAACATGGTATGTTATCATCAGGAATGAATACTGCTAAGGATCTAGCATCAGGTCTTGATCCTGTATTAAGTAGATTAGGTAAACCAGGAAGAGCAGTAGCCGAGGGCATTGGTTATAAGGATATTTCTGTAGGTAGGTCTAAACGTAAACAGTTTGCAGATGGACTAGATTCAGGGATGGCATTATCTTCTGCTTGGTTTGTTTTCTATCCTATGCTTGATTCACTGTATACAGAACTCTTTGATGGTGATGAGGTTAAGGCTAGAAGAGCAGGTATCTTACACATACTAGAGACAGCTAAAGGTGTTGCTCATCAAGAAAAAGAGATAGGTCAGTTAAGACAAGTACTATTAACTATTAACCCTGCTTTCTTATTAATGTATGAACTAGCAATGAATGAGACTATGTATAATGGACAAGAGATTTATAACTTAAATGATGCCTTTGGTACAGGTTCATTAGCAGAATTTGGTAAGGATGTAGGAACTAAAGTAGTTCAATCTATACCTCAAGTTAGCACACTAGGTAACTCTACTGATGACTATGATGAATTAGATATGCAGAAGTTCTTAGGTAGACAGATCGATGCTAAGTTGAAAACAAGAAAACAACTAGATAGTCAAGCACAACGAAAAGCTAGACAGGATACGATCAATCTAAATAAAGCCCTAGAAGGTGGTTACTTAGAAGAGTATATAGAAGAATACTACGAGAATAATGACTTTTAATTAAGAGCCTGAGAATTCAGGACCACCTACATAGTATGTTGGTACTCTTTCTTTCTTAGGTTTCTTCTTCTCTCTTCTTTGTTTATCTTTACTACCCATATCTAGCTCCTTAAATTGGTTATTGTTAGGTTTAGAATTAAGTATACTATCCCACATGTTATCTATCATATCTCACATCCTCCAGCAGTACACGCTAATGTCTGTGCACCTTCAGTGTTATCATCTTCCTCTAAGAATGTACTCCAATCAATGTTCTGTGGAGTTGTCTTCTTAAGAGAATCATATTCTTCTTTAGTACAGTCTTGGTATGGTGCTTGTACATAACTGTGATCACTGTAAGGTAAGAAACTAATACCACTGATCTCATCAAAGTACTTCCATACCCATGCCCCTACATCCATCCATTCTGTATCTTTAACTGATATAGTAACGGAAGGTTTATGTTCACACCAATGACGTTGGTATATTAACCAGTTCTCTAACTGCTCTAAGGCAGTCATGTCATTACGTGTTATAGCTCCTTTAGGTGCCTTGATAGGGAAACTAAATACTGCAGTACTATCAGGTCTGTACTGTTCATCCTCTACCTTAACACCTTGCTCTGTCAAGAATTTAGTAATAGGATCTTTCTTATCCATACGGATTGTTCTTATATAGTAGTTGTTATGACGAGCATGTATGCCGCTAGCACTATTAACAAGCTGAGACACAGTCCCAGAAGGTTTAACACATGTAATACTTGCTGATCGTGGGATGTCAAGTTTGTCTGCGTATTTGTGATTGGTTCTTCTAGCATAATCTCGTAACTCCTCTAGTAGTTTAGGATCAGGATGAGCTGTTATCTCAGCATCCATGATACCTGTTAATGATACACCTAATAACCTTTCCTCTGATGTATTAGCTTTCCACTCTGCTGATAAGAATTTAAAGTCTGTTAGGTTACTCTGTAATGTACCCAGT